TGTACGGCGCATCCACGTTATGAATGGCTTGTTTCTTGATCTGGGCGTAGATTTGAGCCAGTACGGGGCGCATGGCCGCCATACGACGTTCGCGTTGGTTCTCTTGCTCTTGCCACACGTCACGGGCTTTCAGCATCGTTGTTCTTATCAACTAGAATGTTCAAGGCATTAGCACTCGGAGGAGGAGGAATTCGTGGGTTCCTCATGTTCGGTGCACTCAAGGCACTTCAACAACATCAGGGACACTTAAAGTTCCCTGACGGAGTGTACGGGTGTTCTGTTGGCGCGGTCATTGCAACTGCAGTAGCGTTTGGACTCACCTATGAACAGATTGAGGAAATTGGACTCAAGTACGTCAATACATCGGCGTTTCTTCCTTCTTATCGGCATGCGACGATTCTCGCCTTCACGCAGAAAAAGGGTCTGTTCACTATGGATTTGATGGAGGAGCTGTTTCTGAAGATCTTTGATTCAGCGGGCATTGATTTGCGGGGAAAGGTGGTGTCCGATGCACCCCAGAAGCTGTATATCCTGGCGTCGAATATCACAACACAGCGAATGACTCTGTTCACGGGGAACATTCCGATTCTTGCAGCGTTGAAGGCATCATGCTGTCTTCCGTTCATTTACCACCCCCAGGTGATTCATAACCAAGTGTACTTGGATGGTGGTGTCTACGCGGAGAACATGGTCGATGCAGTTCCGAAGGGCACGATGGTGATTGATATTGCACACATTAAGCAGTCTATCTTTCCATCTACTTTGGAATCACTGTCTGTTTTTGATATGGTACGGACTTTGTGGGCAGGACTGCGTTCGATCCGCGCAACCTCTGATTCCCTGAACCTTCATATTGATGGAATCTTTCTTCTCGACGAGCTGAAAGAGGAAGATAAGATACGCATGATGGATGCCGGATACACTCAGGCACTACGCTTCCTGTCCAAGCGTTTTCCGAAGGAAGTCAAGGACGTTGTCAGCAGTGACGTTTCGGTCGAAGTCAATGACACGGCTTGATGTTTCCAGCTTGATCGTCGGGTATCCGTTGACCTCGTACAGCGATGCGAGCTTCGGATCCTTCTCGGCATCGACGTCAACCGCTTCGACGACCGTTGTTCCGAACTTGGACTTAGAGCTGAGTGCAGCCTTGACCTTATCCCACTCCGGCATGGCCTTCTTCGAGTGTCCACACCAGGTCGTGTAGAAGAAGTACAACTTCGCGGTATTCGGGGCGACGACCTGCTTCGGCCTCGACGTCCACCAAAAACGATACACAAGGGCAAAGATCAAGACGAGGACTGCGGCTTCGATCCACATTGTTGAAAGAAGCGAGAAATTGTACGCTGTTTTTCATACCACAGTCTGTATGCCTCTTCTGGGCATACCTCCTCTTTCAGCTGAATCCACGCTACATCCGTAGTCATTCGCTCAGGTTCATATGGACGAGGTGAGATCTTCACCCAGCGTCCACGAAAATGAACAGTCGCCTTCATAGTACTTGATATTCTCAGTTAAGTGGTAAATGGAAGCGGTAAGTAAGGTGGCGTTGGCTCTGGTGTTGAACTATGGAGTTCATTACGCCAGTATGACCGCCCACAACTGGATGTGTATCCCTCATACGCTGGAGGAGGTGGCGAAGAGTTTGTTTACAACTGCGAGTCCTGCGTGCGCGACGCTTCTCGTGGTGGGACAACACACGCAGTCTGCCTATGCAGCTGCGATTACGACGGGGGTGACGACATTGATTGTCGAAGCCCTCAAACCTTAAGCAAGGCCGCCGCTGGGGAAGCCAACCAGGCCGGCGCCGATACCGAAGCCCGCGCCCGTGCGCGCCGACGAGCCGACGCTCGGGGCGTAGACATCAAGGATGGCGAAGGTGGCCGTCGCGACGAGCGCAATCATGCCGACCTCCGACGCCTTGAGCGTCTTGCCGGGCAGGACGTACGCGGCAATCGCAACCGCAAGACCCTCCAGGAAGTACTTCACAAGGCGCATGAACAGATCACTCATATCCACTCCAGACGAGGTAGGCTTCGGCTTAGAGTCCATTTGTTTGTTAAGGATACACGAATAATTTTTATCCCATGCTCGTTGACGGATTCGACGACCTGTAACTAATGACTACAGCTGTTCCGACCCAGATTACCCACCAAGGGATGTATCCAGAAAGAAAACGGAGGACAATCCAGAACACTAGGGCGTGAACAAGAGCAGTAAAGATATTACCGTGCACAGACGACGGGATGTTCAGAAGAACACCGGGAGTCAGCAGAACAAACAGAAGCGCCGACGTGAAGAGGTCGTACATTTGTGAAAACGAAACATAAATTTAGCCAGACATAATTAGACATGTCTGTTCGCAAACGTAATATGACAGATCAAGAGTTCTGGGAGTGGTTTGAATCAAAACTCATTACAACTGATTCCGGGTGTAAAGAGTGGTCGATGTGTCGTTTCGCACAGGGATATGGTGTTGTACGAATGGTGGGTAAAAATATGAAGGCTCATCGCATGTCGCTTGAACATTCACTGGGTCGCTCGTTACATGCAGGTATGTTTGCACTTCACTCTTGTAACAATCCACCCTGTTGCAATCCGGAACATCTCCGTGAGGGGACTAATCAAGAGAATGTCGATGATAAGTTACGTGCAGACCGACAGCCACGCGGTGAGACGAACGGCAAGGCAAAACTTACACTCGATCAGGTTAATGAGATTCGACAGAATCCACACCTACTGAGCCAGCGACGACTTGCTGATCAATACGGCGTTCAGAAAGCGTGTATAGCGAAGATTCAGCGCGGCAAAACATGGAACTTACATGTAGAAGAGTAATGTAAACCATGCCGCACGAGCCCCAGACACTTCCCAAGACTGAGGACGATGGAAGCACAGGGGCTTATTTGGAGGAGGATAGCGAGATCCCGACCCAGAAGTACTGCATCATCTCCTTTCTCAGTCCGGAGAAGGTGATCAAGCAGAAGAATGAGTTCATGTTCGAGCGCTTTGTGGAGTGGATGGATTACGAGTGGAAGATCAAGGGCATGGAGAAGTTCATGTCTTTCCTGGCCACCAAGTACACTCTCAAGGTGGACGACCTGTTCAAGGATGCGCAGGACTTCACGAAGGTGCACAATGAGGATGTGAAGAAGACGGATATCAAGGAGCAGTTTGCCGTCTTCCAGCTCAAGAACGAGAAGGATCTGCAGGAGCTGTATGATAGCAAGGTGGAGTTCAAGACGAACATGCGCGGCGTCAAGGTTCGTCGTGCATTTGCGACCGTCGAGGAGACGCAGATGTTCGCTAAGGTGCTTCAGCGTCGCTACCCGAAGGACAATCTGTTCATCGGTAAGGTCGGTGCGTGGCTGCCGTGGGATCCTTCTGAGCACCTGATGCCTGAGGTGGAGTACGCCGAGAAGGAGCTCAATGAGCTGATGCGCAAGTACAAGGAGAATGAAGTGAATAAGGAGATGTTCTTTGCTGATCAGCGCGAGGAGTCGATCAAGAAGCAGAAGGAGGAGAACGACCGTCGTCGCAAGGCCAACTTGGAGGAGAAGGCTCTCGAGGACAGCCGCCGCCAGCTCGAGGACGCGTCAAAGCCTGTGCACCCGTCGGAGGGTGTTATGCGCGAGTAAAGCGGCGACGCGTGCGGCGGTGACGAGTCTTGCGGGACTTGCGAGTGGGACGACGACGCCCCCCACGTCCCATCTTTGAGAACAAGTCTGCAAGGTCATTTTCATCAACTGTGTTGCTTGAAGCTACATCTGCGTCAACCTTTGCCGCAGTCGGTGCACTTGTATTCTCTTCGTCCATTCGAGCGGCGGCGGCGGCTTTCTTCGCCTTGTCTCCTGCAATCTTGTCTACGTATGCAGAATTCAAGATTCGGAACACGCGGAAACCATACGGGAATCGTACGGTATCCTCCATATTCTTAGCAGCCAACCTCGCAGACTTGCGCACAGCCACTTCTTCGTACCCAGCTGCTTTAAGAGTCGCGAGTTCAGTCTGGAGTCGCTCAACGTCCTCTGTTCCAGACGCGTCAACTGGCGGGGGATTATTGTACTTAAAAAGAAGCCACTTTGTCGGAGCCATTATTCCATAGACAGAATCTATTTAACGGCGCCGGCTGTAATGACGGCGACGGTGACGGCGGCTACGGCGGCGGCCTCCACCGAACTCATCCTCGTCATCCATAGCGTGCTTGCTCTTGATACCACCCGGCTCGTAGTTCGCCATGTTCTCCGGCTTTCCAGTGGTGTGTACCATCAGCCGCTGGTGACGCTCGTGAGCCGCCTCCGCCATCGCGGCAGAGTTCGCGCGTTCCTCTGGCTGGCGGTGTCCGCGACGCTTGTGGCGGTACGTGAGGTGACGGTGAGCCGTGCGGTTGCGACGGGTGTTCTTCTGCGCCTCCGCGGTGTCGTGACGGATCTTATTACCGGGCATTTTACTTTAACCGCAGTTAATTTTGTCCATCACCGCCTGTTTTCTTGACCCATACCGACGGTTCGTTCTTCTTCTTGATCGAACCCGGTTGGTACTCACTCGCAGCTAACATGGCGGAGTGGAACGGCTGGTTGTTCGCCCACAGTGACTGGTCGCACATCTTGAATGGCGGGTGCTCTGCAGCCTTGTACCAGAACACCTGATCTTCCAGCTTGTTCGAGTTCACGTTGTTGCAAATGACCAGGCACTCGAAGTTCTCCGTACACTGATCCATGAACGTACAAAACATCTCAAACGTCGGAAACATACCTGCGTAATTCTCGTAAATCCTACGACGATTACCCAAGATATTCTCACGAAGAATGAACACAAAGTCCACGTTGGTACGCAGATTCGGCGTGATACCCAGCGGATACTGCATGGTGATAATCGTCATCATATCCACGTGACGGCCGTTCATGAATACGTAGCGCGTAGACTCTTCCTTAATCCAGGAGGAATCGTACAAGCAGTCATCCAGAATCAAGAATGCACGGGGATCTACGTTCGATCCGCCTCCCTTGTTCGCGTTACGTTTCTGCTTCATAAGCAGCTGGCGCTTGATCACGTTCATCACAATGTCCGGACTGTACTTGTCGTGAATGAACTTCGAAGGAACCATATGTTGAAAGAACTCGTTCGCCACCTCTGTGCCGGAGATCACAGTGCCGACCGGGAAGTCGTGCTGGCAGTTGTAGAGAATATCACGGACTAAGAAAGATTTTCCAGTATCCTTCTTTCCGATGGCGACAATCATCGGACTCTTGCGAGAGTCGATGCCACACCGATCCTTGATCATACCGATATCGAACTTTCGCAGCTGGAAGTTCATCTTGTTCTGACCGGTAGAAAGTGTTCTGCGTCTGCTTACGATGTTTCATTCCCTGACCTCCAACACAATGGTGAAGGATCTGCGCACACAAGCTGTTGAGCTTCGCCTGCACCGCCTCCCGAAGTTACAGGCTGCGCAGTGGAACCTGACCCATGTGCAGCCCTTCATTCCGTCCTTGGAGCAACTGTTCAAGACAGAAACGCTGTCGTCCATGTCGGATTATGGAATCAAACTTCCCGAGGAGGTGGAGTCGGTGGTGGATGCGAACCGTATCAAGACCACCAAGGGACAGACGATTGAGATTCACCGTAAGACCACCATGATTCTGAGCCCATTCAAGACCATGAAGGGCGAGTACTCGGCACCCGGACTCCCTAAGCCGGCGGAGACTGCGAAGAGTTACTCCGAGCAGATGCAGAGCCCGCACACCGCAGCCTATGTAGGTGCCCTTGCGTCTTCAGTGCTATCGACGTCGGAGTGCCCCAACTTTCCCCGTGTCTACGGTGTGTATGCTGCGATGGCCACCAAGCACGAGGTGAATATCTCGGATGACTATGAGGATCTCTGCGACCGCAAGTGGTTTGTGGACAATATCGGTAAGACGTTCGAACTTCGCCTGCGTGGCGAGGGTGGCGAGGGATTCACACACACGCGTGGACAGCGCGTTGCCGTCCAGGTCGGCGATGATATCGAGCTGGAAACAGAGGACATCGAGGCCGACAAGGTGGATGAACCGGTGGTTGGCGATGTGGTGGAAGAGTACGAGATTCCATCGGATTCGGAGGAGAGCGAAGAGTCAGAGCACGATGATGATGACGTCTTCGATATTCAGTCGTGTGATTGCGATGAGGATGAAGAGGAGAGTATATCCGACGATGAGAGTGTGGAGGACGATGCATTTGCATGGGCGACGTTCAACGAAGTTCCGGTGGTCACGACGGTCATGGAGAAGTGCGAGGGTACGTTCTATGATCTGATCAAGATGACTCCGGATCCCGAGAAGCACACGGCCTGGATGGCACAGATTGTCTTTGCGCTGGCGTTTGCTCAGCGCAACTTTGGACTGCTTCACAACGATCTGCACGGTAACAACGTGATGTACGTGCCGACCAGTGATGAGTTCGTGTACTACCGCCACCACGGCGTAACGTACCGCGTTCCCACGTTCGGAATGCTAATCAAGATCATTGACTTTGATCGTGCAACCTTCTCTGTACGGGTATGAAGGATCCGCGTTTCTTCATGAGTTCGCAGTTCAAGGCCGACGAGGAGGCGGGTGGACAGTACAACCTGGAGCCGTTCTACGATCCGCAGTCTCCGCGTATCGGGCTGAACCCGTCCTTCGATCTGGTACGCTTTGCGGCGAGTGTATTCTGGGATATGTTCCCACAGGGACCGAATGTGAACACGGATCATCCACTGTTTGAGATGTTCAAACACTGGGCGACGTGTCCGGATGGGACGTCAGTGATATTTAGGTCAAAGGGCGACAACCACGACCGCTATCATGGATTCGACCTGTACAAGGCTATTACGCGCTATCTCAAAGAGAGCGCTGTGCCTCGAAAGGAGATTTCGAAATTCACTCAGTATGTTGGAACAGCTCCACCGACTGCAAAGGTTGTGATGATTGGGGAGTAGCGTGGACACTAGTGTCCACTTACATACCCAGCGCGCGGCACACCGGCTTGTACGTGAGCGCGAACACAACGCCAAACACCACCGCGTGCGTCAGCGCGACCGTCGTGCGCGAGCCACCCGGCGGCAGGGACAGGAGAACACCCGGTGTCAGAACGAAGAACAGGACGGCAGCATATAATCCGATGTACATTTTGTTTTTAACTTGAGAAAGTTTCTCAGAAACTCGGCTTGCCCGTAAACATCTCCTGCACCGCAGTCACCATTGGCTCCGCTGCATCCGCTCCACCCAACGCATAGACAACCCCTGCCGTGAGGGCACCTGCTCCACCTACGACCTTAGCGCCATCCGTTACATCAATCGGCTCGTTCTTGCCACGACGATCCATCACGTAGAGAATCAGAACAATGGCGACAACCGCTCCAACAATCATTCCGTACGTGTAAACCTCCGACATTTATTGGGACTCCATTTTTTTATACCTGGTCTCAAACGAAAGGCCACGAAGGCCTTTCACCAAAGGCCGTCAGAGGTTCAGCGAAACCGTCTCCTCGGCCGTCACCTTCACAGACTCATCATCATCGTCTGTCTCGAACTCAGCGTCGTCGAGCTTGATATCCTCGCCGAGAGAAATAGCAGGAGGCTCGTCGTCGTCATCTTCATCCTCCTCCTCTTCCTTATCGAACTGAACAGCCTTAGGAGGCTCGGGAGGTGTCTCCACAAGCGCAGGAGCCGGAGCAGTCGGAGCCACAAGCGGCGCCTCCTCCTCCTTGGCGACCTCGGGTGCCTGGCTCTGGAAGTACGCCTTGCTGATGTCCTTCCAAGGGATAAAGCTGTCGATGACCTCGTTCATCGCATCGGAGATCATGGACTCAATCTCGCGGCGGTTGCGAGCCTGCTGCTCCGACGTGGTACCGACGGTCTTGAACAGGTAAGCGGACGACCACGAAAGACGAGCCGCCTGCTTGTACAGATTGTGAACAAATGTCTCGACCGACGGGCGCTTGAACTCAATGTCCACGTGCGCCTTCTCCGACTGCTGAAGAGCCGCAAAGGCGCGGATGTAGCTGACGAACACGCCGAGGAGGAGATCCTCCATGTATCCGCACTTGGACGCAACCGCAATACGGTCGACCTCCTTCTTCAGTGTTTCCGGTGTCCACTTGGGGATCTGCGTTAACAGATTCTGGAAGGTCTTGAGGATTTGATCGGTCTGACCGTTGCGTTCGCAGGCGAGCTTGGCAGAATCATAGATGCTCCACAGACCATCCGACACATGCGGGACGAGAACACGGGTAAGATTCTCGCGAAGGCTGGACTTTACGAACTCAGTGCTCATTTGTTTACAGACGAGTCTAGGAGTTTGACTAAACCGACGCAGATGCGCTTCGTGTTAATCCTCATGATCCGCAACGAAGAGAAGATCCTCCATCGGTGTCTGGAGGCAGTGAGCAATGTGGTTGACGCCTTCTGTATCTGTGACACTGGTTCTGATGATACATCGCGCGAGATCGCAGCCGAGTATCTCAAGACCCACGATGGCTGTCTCACAATGGAGGCCTGGAAGGACTTTGGTCACAATCGCACGGTCAGTTTCAAGAACGCGCAAACCTACCTGAAGAAGACGGGATGGGATCTCAAGGATACGTATGGACTCCTGCTTGATGCTGACATGGTGTTTGTTCCGCAAAATCTCAAGGCAACTCCCCTCGATCACGAGGGATATACCGTAATCCAAAAGGCTGGCGGACTGGAGTATCCGAATACTCGTCTCGTTCGCATGGACTATGACTGGTCGTGCCGCGGTGTGACCCATGAGTACTGGGATGGACCCACCAAGCATCTGGCTTCGTCGGTGTGCTACATTGATGACCGCAACGATGGAGGGTGCAAATCCGATAAATTTGAGCGTGATGCGCGTCTTCTCGAGAAGGGTTTGAAGGACGAACCGGAAAATGGTCGTTACATGTTTTACCTTGCACAGACCTACAACAGTCTGGGTCGTCTCCCCGAGTCGATCGCCATGTACAAGAAGCGGATTGCGATCGGTGGATGGGAGGAGGAGCTGTGGTACAGTCACTACATGATCGGAAAGTGCTGGCGTGAGTCGAAGAACATCCCGAAGTTCGAGCAGTGGATGTTGAAGGCGTACGAACGGCGTTCATCGCGCGCCGAGCCACTGTATCAGATGGCGAAGTACTTCCGCGAGACTTCGCAGCACTACAAAGCATATCACTATGTTCAGCTCGGTCTGTCAATTCCGCTCTCGACCGATTCCCTGTTTGTGGAGACAGATGTCTACAAGGGACTCTTCGAATATGAGGCCACGATTCTCATGTTCTACATCGGCCAGGCGCGGAAAGGTCTGGACTTCTCGGCTCGCTACCTATTACAGGATCGCCCGAACCAGGATAACGTGTACAACAATCTTCCCTTCTACATTGAGCCATTGACGTACTCAGCAAAGGCACACCCGATTGACCGCGATATCTTTGGCGAGGACTATCATCCTACCTCAGTGTCGTTATTTATGAAGGATGGGAAGGTCATGCATAACGTTCGCTTTGTGAACTATGCAATCAACCCGCAGAACGGTAGCTATCTCATGAAGGAAGACGGTGCAGTTCGTGAGAATGGAATTGTTCGTACACAGAATGCATTTTACAATCCGTTGACAGGTGACATCACGAAGATGCGCGATGAGTCCGTTACGCTGACTCGCAAGCCCGGTGCTCACATTGTGGGACTTGAGGATGTGCGTGTTTACACCAATGCATCCGGTACCCTGTGCTGTACCGCAACCAGCTGGGAGTACACTGACAAGATCCGGATCTTCCAATCTGAATACGACCCTGTTCAGGGTGTATATTCGAACTGTCGTATACTGAAGTCTCCGGGAGAACAGCACTGTGAAAAGAACTGGTTGGCTGTGAATGGTACGGACGATATTCTCTACGGATGGAATCCCCTTCAGGTGGGTCGAATCCGTGACGATGAGCTGGCGTTTCACACAGAGCACAAGACTCCTTATTACTTCAAGCACTTTCGCGGTTCAGCAGTTGCCTTCAAGCCTGCGCAGTATCCCGGCGAGACATGGGCACTTGTTCACACGGTGGAGTACACGCAACCTCGCAAGTATTTCCACATGTTCATTCGTATGGACGAGGTCTATCGGCCAAAAAGTATCAGCCGACCCTTCGTCTTTAAGGCGAAGACGATCGAGTACTGTATTGGCTGTATGCCAGATGCGGCATTCACGACGTTTACATGTGTGTTCTCTACGATGGATGATAACCCGCGTATCATGGAGATTCCTATTTCGAGTCTGGAGTGGATTCAAGTGTAGAGGTGACGCCACGACTCGTTCACCGGATTCGCGGTATCCTTCAGGATGTGGCGCGCCGTCTCCACATCAATCTTGCACGGGAGCACAATCTTCTTGTAGAACGGGTACTCCTTTGCAGTTGTCTCATCGGCAATACGCAGGAGATTGATACGGGTCACCAGAGACTCCACTGCACGAATCAGACTGCGAACACCCTCCTCATCCTTACTAAACTCTGAAATCAGATAACTCACCGCTTCATCTGAGATGGTTAACTTATCCGTCAGCTGAATGCGGTCAAGAATCTGCGGCCAAATGTACTTGGCCAAGATGTTCTTCTTGTCCTCGCAATTGTAGCCAGCGCAATTGATCACCTGCATGCGATCCTTGAGAATCGGGTGCACCTTTGACTCGTCGTTAAACGAGAACACGAACAGGCACTGGCTCAGATCAAAGTCCACACCCGCGAAATACCGGTCATGGAACTGGCTGTTCTGCGAACGATCCGTGAGGTGGATCAGCATCGAGACAATCTCCTCACCGTGAGACGTTGTCGATATCTTGTCCAGCTCGTCGAAATACAGCACGGGGTTCATGCAGCGAGCATTCATCAGCGAGTCGGCGATACGACCCCACATTGACCCCTCATAGGTGAAGGAGTGGCCCACGAAGTTCGCAGAGTCCGATGCACCGCCCAGCGAGAAGAACTCAAAGGGGCGCTGAAGAACCTGGGCAACACCGTGCTTGGCGAAGCTGGTCTTGCCGACACCCATCGGTCCCTTCAACGCAATCACGTTACCAACCGAGCCAGGGTTGGAGATCCACTGTGCAAGAGTCTGCATGATCTGCGTCTTGGCGGCCGGCATACCGTAGACTGCCTTGTCCAGTGTCTGGCGCGTGTCGGAGAGGAACTTGGAACACGGAGCCACACCATCCGTCAGCTTGACCGGAAGAGGTACAATCTTGCCGAAGGGAATGCGAAGAAATGACTCGACCCATGTACGAAGCTTGTATCCCTCCGATCCGTCCATGTCGTTGAGATTATCGATCTTCTTGATCACATTCGCCTTGAGTGAGTCGGGGATCGGAAGACCCAGTACGCGAAACTTGAAGGGAACATCACCCTCTGTGACGAGTCCGGAGATACGCTTCATCTGCTCATTGAGCTTGCGGCGCTTTGACTTGGGCAGGTCATCGTAATACTCCTCCTCGTCGTCGTTCAGCTCGATCGTCGGCGACTCCGGCTCCTTCTCACGCCGGTTCTTCTTTCCACGCTCACCTGCGGATGTGTACTTGCTCATAAGGTGGTTGATGAACTCATCCTCTGACTCCTCTTCCTCCTCGGACTCTGACTCGTCGTCATCAATGACGAGCTTACTCTTGTTGCTAACAACCGTGTGGATGTGAAGCTTGACTGATACTTTTGCACCTTTGGGAAGAGTGATCATCGGCGACTCGTCCTCTGAGTCCTTCTCGTCTTCGCTCTCGCTCTCGTCTGCAGATTCCTCGTCCGACTCCTCGGGCATGTACTCCTCATCATCGCTTTCGGATTCGTCCTCAGAGTCGGGGTTCAGGGTCTCGTCCTTCACCCATGTCGCACGATTGTTGAGCTTACGAAGATTATACCGACCGGGCATCTTGCTGCCTCACAAGGAAAAAAACAAAACACATTCGTTTTTTGCATGCTTAGAGTAATGAGTGAGCTTGAGAGCATCAAGGCCGTCGCCGAGCACCAAATTGATATGCTCGCATCCCGCGACGCCCACCTCCCATCGGTGACGGCGGGTAACCGGATCGTTGAGCAGTTTCTCAAGTCTAAGCGTGTAATGTGTTACGGTGGAACCGCGATCAATAACCTTCTGCCGAAGGAGGATCGCTTCTATGGTCCCGAAGAGGCGCCGGATTACGATTTCTTCAGTGAGACGCCCCAGGAGCACGGAATGGAGCTTGCGAACCAGCTGTCGGATGCGGGTATCGACAGTGTTGAAGTGAAGCCTGGCGTCCACTTGGGAACCTACAAGGTATTTGCAGACTACCACGCAGTTGCAGACATCACGTTCATCATTCCGAAGATCTTCACCCATCTTTGGGAGGAGAAGATCACGAAGAATGGACTTCACTATGTGCCGCCCGATTTCCTGCGTATGTCCATGTACCTGGAGCTCTCGCGTCCAGAAGGCGATGTGTCTCGATGGGAGAAGGTGTATACGCGCTTGACTCTGTTGAACAAGCATTACCCGATCCGGTGTCGCCGAGCCCCGCCGAGCCCCGACCGCTTATCGGAGCAGCAGAAAAAGGATACGATTCACATGCTGAAGCACAACCCGATCGTACTGCTTGGATTCTCTGCTGTATCGCGTCACGAGAAGAAGGCGGTGTGGTATACGCCGGTCACGCTTCTCGCTGAGAAGGAAACGATCGACAAGCTCGTTCATGGAAAGAAGACGGAGTTTCGTGAGGCGAACGAGATCCTCCCTGCCCGCACAGATGTTATCGACGATAACGGAGATGTGATGTACCAGTTCTATGAGACGCAAGCGTGCCACAGTTACCACACGACGGGTGATGGAATCAAGATCGCAAGTATACCCACTCTTCTGATGTTCTTCATGGCGATGATCTATTCAGATGAGCCCAAAGACAATGTGACACGCCTTCTATGCGTCGCACAGCGTCTGGTAGAATTAGCCGATCACAAGCCGAAGCGCAGGTTCGCGCTGTTGACTCCGTCGGAGTGTCTTGGTAATCAGAAGGAGTTATTAGATTTGCGTCGTGATCGAGTCGAGTTGTACAATACTGTCAAGAAGGATCGGACATCTCCAGATTTTATCCAGTATTTCTTCACATACAACCCGCGTGTTCCGAAGACGGAACGTGCAAAGGTACGCGATCTACTTAAGAAGACACGGAAGGTGCGAACTAATTCGTAGTTGGGATGGTACTGTTCGACAGTGTACCGCCGGGTGGGAGGAAGTTAATCGCGGTACCTTGCACATCAGCACATTCGCGTAACCCCTGCTGTACCTGAACAAGAAAGTTATAACTGTTTTGCATGCCTTTCGACCGATAGGCATTCACACCAGTATATCCGGAATTGGACGAATTATTCGTGATATACGCGAGCTTGAGCTTGGTCTGTGTAAGAACATCAGACGCATCGCGAATGCGCATACCTTGCAGACCAATACCGGTTTGGCTACCTGAACTCATTTACTTAGCTGTCATATTTTATCACCCCGTGTACCATCTGATATCGAAGTAGTTTCCGGACGGAGGCGCAGTCACCAACGACGGAGGAGGCATTCCCGATGCATGTGTCGCAACCTCGACGGCCGTGAGGGCGCGAGCATAGTACGTCAGACCACCTACTTGTCCATCAAACGGCTTCTGGGCAACCTGAACAGATGCATCTTCCTGCTTGGGAAGCTGTGTCAACGTATGGTGCTGGCGAAGGATACCGTTGATGTACACGTCCACTGCATACTGAGAGACCACGATTGCAAAGTGAATCCACTTCTGAGCCGGGACGTTCTGAATCATGATGGTTTCCGACGCCCCGTACGTATCGACGACTACGAGGATCGAGTTCGATGTGCTGTCGATGTACAATCCCGGACAATCGGCTCGAGAGAAGATCATACGGCGCGAACCATACCCAGTGCCCGTGTAGTCGTTCACGGCAAACCATCCCTCAAATGAAAACACTGCGCCCTCCTTCTGGTTGTCCGACCGAGGAAGTGCGACAGTATACGATGTAGGTGCGCCTCCACTCTGTGTTGCGGTTTGAATCTGTACGGCACTCGGATCCGACCAAAGGTTTCCCATTGTTCATTACGTAGAAACAAAGCCCCTCGAAGTCAGACGCAATACCTTCCGGGGTTGTTCCGATGGTGCTTTGGCGGCAAGATACACAAGAGGTAACGTCTGTTCATAGGTGTGTTTGGACTGAAAGTCAATCGTGCGTGGATCGACAGTACGACCTCCAAGATTGTAGATGTAATGAATCCGTGTGGGATCCGATCGCAGTTCGGTGCGAAGAAGACCAATCTTTGCAATTCCAAGAGCCCACTTCAGATCTTCCCCCCGTGTGGCATTCTCAAAGCTCACGAGTTTCGCAATCTCGGCCAACATTGGATTCAGATGATTCGGAGGACGGACGAAAACACCATCCACGTACATCTTGGTGTTCAGAGGAAACTCGATGCTATGTGCGAAGGTATGGTCGCCCATTCGTCCACGAATACGCATCACATCGTCACCAGCCTGAAAACATGCCATGAAATCTTCAAAATACGCATCCGTTACATCATCGTCATCATCAATGAATACGGTGTATCGACCCTTCGCATTCTCCAGCAGGGATTTACGCTTGAGTCCTACACTCATTTGCCGATTATCCAGTGCTTCAGCAATCTCCAGCCGCAGACCTGGACAGAGACGGTTAAACTTCTCACGAATTGAGTCTTTAAGAAGCTCACACTTTGCGCGCCGTTCTACCAGAGTGGGAATCAGTATTGAGAGATCAAATTCGTAGTTCTTGCGGCGGATGTAGGTGCGAAGATCCGCTTCGTAGTACCTTTGATTGCGAAGATACAATGCATCGAATGCAACTTGATACCCAAGTGTCGGGTGACGATGCCGAATAATACAGTTGGGATTGTAGATTGTCTTATCCTTCAGGGGTCCTTTACACAGATCTGTTAACTCTGTGTCACAGAACAGACTCTTGTAGTCCGGGCAATACAGACAGCCAAACTGCTCGTAGCGTTTACGACCGTAGATCGAAAGCGTATTCAGGTTGTATCCTTGAAATCCATCATTGAACCAAATGACACAGTCGAGGTCAGGGGTTGCTGCTTTGCGAATCATATCATCGTAACCACGTACTTCTGGAATCATATCATCCGACACGAGTACCACAATATCCCACGCGTAGTCAACCTTTTCAATGTCGGCATTACACGCTTCAATTTTTGAGCTGTTCGCTCCGTAGTATAACGCATTCCATTCAAAATTACTCAAGATCCGGAAAAGCTGTTGTTGAACATCCTGTCCGGTCATGCTTGTGTCATCCACATCACAGGATACCACGATTCCTATACGTTCTGGGTGTGCAGCCATTGACACATAGCGTTGTAGCGTGTTCAGTAACTGTTGTGGCCTCGACCGACTTGGGCACTTGAGAAGAATCCGCATGTTTACTTGGAAGAAGAGAACCAGCCCGAGACATCCGAGCTCGACAGACCGGATACCTGCTTGCCCGCACTGTCCTTCACACCGAAGACGAACGTGTAGCCAAAGAGGTTGAGGTTATTAAGATCGGATGATGTAGCCACCGGAGTCGAAGCCGAGCACGCGGTACCCGCTGAGTAGAAGTTAGCCGCATCCGCCGGCTCCAGCTTGACCGAGCCTGTGCTGACAGTACACACGGATCCCGAAAAGCCACCGCCACCACCAATGACTACATTTCCAGCTGCCGGCATGGTAACGCCGGGCAGAATGACAGACTTGAACAGTTGTCCGTTGATGTAGATATCCATGTTACGAGCGTAAATCGTCACAGACACTGCAAACCATGACTGGAGAGGTACATTCTCAAGCGTGGCCGTATAGGATGTTCCTGAACCGCGATTCTGCGTTTCGAGATTTGTTTCGCTCGAGTAGACATTCACGGTGATATCCAGCGAATTATCCGTCGGGTGGAGGGTAATTGCAGGCGCGCTCACACCGGGATTGGTCGAGCTAGTCTGGGCGATCACCGCCTTAGTTTCGCCGAAGCGGTAATCCCAGTCTTTAATGTACATCCAAAACTGTAGGTTGGTGTTGGATCCAGACACATTCGATGCGACCGTAGATCCTACCTTTCCATCGACCGATGTAGGTACCAGATCCGACCGTGTGACACCCATTGCCGTTGCAGCACTTCCTGCATAGAATACCAGTATAAACACGATGCCGATAAAGACGAATGCACCGGCGATTGGAATCAACCTGGACGAAGTCGTCGGTGCGGGACCTGCGAGTTGAAAGGTCGGCGCGGGACGGGAGACAGATGAGCCCATCTTTATGTTTACAAAGGAAAGGTATTCAAGTAGTAATGGAAAAACGAACCCTGAATCCACCACGACAGTCTATCCCAATGTTTTGTAACAACTGTGGCGAAAAGGGGCACGTGTTCAAGCTGTGTACAGAGCCCGTGCTGTCGTGCGGATTAGCACTGATTAACCAACCAAAGCTTCCGGTGGACACTGAGAACACACAGGTTCTTATGATCCGTCGAAAGGACAGTATGAGTTTCGCGGAATTCATGCGGGGAAAGTACGAT